CACTATTTGTTGGCGTTGCCACCGTCGTGTAGTACAGCGACATAAGCGAGACTCGGCCTGTCGCGGGAGCATCCGAGTAAAAACTAAAAACCGGAGGGTCAGCGCAGGGAGCAGGGGTATAAGGAGCCACGTTATAAAGAACCGGCGTTCCAGGGGCGGAAATGTATTGCGACGAAGGGATGCTAGACGGAGGAGCTTCGGCGTATTGAGTTATGGTTCCCGGAGGAGGGTCTGCATAAACGCTGGCCGAATATTCAACAAGGTCTAATGTCGCGCCAAGCCCTCCATCTGGCGTGGTTGCCTCGTTAACCTTAAACACTCGAAAGAGTTTGTTCGTCCATCCATAGTCTACGTTTGTAACATCTACAACATCTCCAGCGTCTACTTGAATAGCAGGATAAGCAGCAGTTATAGAAACAAGCAGATCCTCGCGTGACTGCAAAAGCCTTCTGTTTGCAAGATACTTGACCTGAACCGAATCGTTAACCATCGACATTCGGTAAGTTTCTCGATTCGGTTTTTCGTTAGCGTACAAACCCGAGGACAGCGCCATATAAACCAGATCGGGCTGATCTCTTGCATCCTTACTTGGAAACTCAATTTCTATTTGATTGATCTGCTGATTTATATCAGTCGTGCTGACTCTAAGATCACCAATCAAGTTTGCATCGGTGAACGAAAAGGAAGACGTTTCGGCTTTGTTTACTACGATTGACCACTGCCCTGTCGCAGCCGTGTACGTCATCCACGAATCACAAGCGTCGATGATCTGTTCAATGTTTTCTAAAACAGGTCTAGCAGTATCTATAACCCCGTTGATTCTGTAACGCGGTTGTGTACTTGTTCCGCCGGATGAATTTGTGAACGAAAGCGTGACATCCGAATAAGTGTTAAGGGTTGCTGCGCTAGCAGAATCTACTAACCCCGTCATGCCAGCACCATACCGCGTGTCGGTCATGTAGTCATACCAAACATCACCGGGCTTAGCCGCGCCAGTGCCGTTTAGATATTGAGAGCACTTAAAGGTTAGCGGCTCTAAACCTGTGGTTCCTGCATCGCGGTTGTAAATGAGTTTTACGATTGCAAAAGCCAAACCATTCATCTGCCTAACAGATGCAGGCCAGCGCAATGCTGCGTCAATATCAGAACCACCCATCACCACATTGGGAGCCGATCCGTTTATAGAGGTGATAACCCCGGCATTGGTCGATGTGTACAAATTAATGTACATATAACCATTGATGTTTGTTTGCGGGTTACCGCTTCCATCGGTCAGCGATACAACTTTTGTTAGGTCAGTCGTATCAAAAGTAATCTGCCGGTCGCCATACCAAAAGTCTGTGGTGTCAAAAGAAAACTGGCCGTTTGCGCTGATGCTTGAAATAGCCAGAACGTAATACATTGTCTTCTGGTCGCTGGAAAGAACCGCATCAACAAAGTTGCCGCCAAGGTACGCGTCGCCATAAACAACCGGAATCGAGTTGTTTGCAGCAGGAGGTAATTGCTGCCTTGCGCCAGGATCAACCGCATTAGATGTTTTGTTTCCAAATGCCCTGCTAACAACGACAGATGTTGCAAGCCTGATCGCAGCAGTCGCCGCCATTGCGCCAAGACTTCCAGCCGCAAATACACCTGCTTCAACTAATCCGGCAACTATGATCGAGGCTGGCATGATCTACTCTCTAAAGAATGTTGCTTGCAATGGCTTGAATTTATATCGTGTGTAATCAATCTCTGGGCTTGTAGGCATTAGGCTTGTACATACAATCTGCACTCTTTTTTGATCTAATAAGTCCTGAGCCAGTTTGTTGAACCTTAACCAAAGTTTTCCACCGATTGATGTGCTTCGGTATTCCGGCTCTACCCACCATGCCACCTCGTGTAACTCTCGCACACTACTGTTCCAAAAGTTTCTTGTAATGTAAGCGGCAATAAACCCTCTTAACTGATCGTCAACAAGAACAAACCCGCGCCCTTTCAGCATTTCATAAAACAAAGAACGGACATGGCTTTCGTTCTGATTGTTTTTTAGTGTTTCTATGCCGGCTTCATTTGCATAAGACCTCATCATCTCAACCAAGTGAGGCATATCGTATTTTGTCGCGTATCTCATAAACCTGATGTGTCTTGCTCATAAACGTATGGTTGTTCATTCATATTAGGATCGGAAAGCCCACCAGATCTTGGAGGAGCGCCGAAATCAAAATATTGACCAGTTATAGCGTCGATTCGATCCATGCTTGCGTCTGTCGAATAAAGCGCTCGCCATGTATTTTGATTCGTTCTAATACCTGAGATTTTGTTCTCTAAGATTGTGCGAAAAGAAGCGCAAGAAATAGAGCAAGCGACCGTTCGTGATCGGTTGTTCTCATCGAATGTTTCGTTAAGGCTGACACTGTTAACGATCCCTTGGTAGCGCTTAAAGAACTGAGTAGAAGGGCTTGTAATAATTTGATAATTAGAATCAAAGAATCCCCGCCAGATTTCTACAGTCGATCCTTTGATGTTGTTAGCCAAGACCAAAGCTACATTCGTTGGATCTATGCCAATCAACGAAATGATCATATCGTCAGACGTTGCCTTCAGATCTCTTTGAACATCGCCAACAGACAAGAGACTTCCCAAGCCTGTGAACGTAATGCCCGAAACCGTGATGGATGCGGCAGCAGAACAAAACGTATAAGTATTTGTGCTGGTGATTAGCCTGACGAATTCACTATGCGTTATGGTCGATGAAGATAACGCGGTCATTGGAGTCGTCACTGTACAAACTCCCTAAAAACAAAGTCATTATCCCAATCGACAAAAGCGCCGTTGGTCATGGGCTTTAACGTGTATGTTGGGCAAACCTCAGCAACCACGTTAAATGTGCAAGCCGATCCTACAGCGGTAAGCGTTCCTGTGGATGGAGTTCCAATAACCGGCCTGTGAATTGTCACGCTAACGGTAGACCCCGATCCTCTTAACACTTGAGCGGTTACTTTGTAAGGATAGTCTCCAATTTGCAAAAAGTCGCCAGCCTTAAAAACGATGGTAGAGCTTGATACGGCAGGAAGATTCCCCACTGAAATCGTCGTGGCATTTGCAGCCGGCACAGATGCAAGCGTTAGCGCCGCCGCTTGACCGCTGGTTAGTTGGCCTTGGTAGCTTGTAAACCACTGAAGGTTTGTCGAGCTAAACGTGATCGTTGCTGCTGTTTGCCTGTCTAAATTGTCAATCGTCTGAATGACATCCCGAACTTGGGGATAGTACAGAAACGAATGCGGCTTCACAGTAAAAACCCAAGGTACTGAAGTAACGTACAGCGCCGTTCTTACTTGACCTGATCTTGAGTATTGCTGACCTACCATTCGCCGATTGTTAACCGTGATGGTTTGGCTTATATCTAGGATTGTTTGGAAGCTCATGTTCTTCCTCTAGCCGAAAGTGATTTGTTTGCGTAAGCGTTTGCCGCCCAGACAGCTTTAGAGCTCCCCAAGATGCGATCCTCAAAAGACTTTACGTCTATCGCTTGAATGTTGTAATTATTGACCGTGGTAGCGCCGCCCATCGCGTAATTGGGTACAACCTGACCTGATGAGCTTGGGATGAATAATTCAGGCCCTCTTTCCCCAACAAGATACGGAGCCCCAGAGGAGACAGGCCCTCCTCCCGCTCGCTTGCCAAATAGATTACCAATGACAGGCAAGCCAGATGCAAAGTTTTCAAACAGAGACGGAGCCCCCGTTATGTCTGACTTAAAGATCGCATCAAGAAACTTGTCTAGTGATCTTGAGGCAAGTTTCTGTAAAAGCGATGAAAGCGCTGTCTTAAAAGCATCCGCTGCCGATTTGCCGGTTGCAAATGCCTCAATAATTGTCGCGCCTAAAGACTTATAACCGTCTCTGAGATCCTCAAGAATCTCTAGCTCTTCTTCGTTGGCTTTTTTCTTGACTGTCATTTCCTCAAGTTGTTTGTTAGCCATGATCTCTGCCTGCTGGCCTAGATCAAGCATTACTTGAGCGCTTTCTTTTTCAATCTCGACTTGTTTTTCGTATTCCCTAACAATCTGCTCTAGTCGCATCTTGCGAGAGTCTTCCATCGCGGCCAGCTCTTGATTAGCTTCTCTTGCAAGCCTTTGCATTTCCTCTTGTTGCTCAGCCTCTTCCCTGCGGAGCTTAATGATTTCTTCCATCTTGGCAACACCAGCAGCGCCGCCCTGCTTTGCAGCTTCAAACCTTAGCGCTGCTTCTTCGCCTTCTTTCAGCTTAAGAATCTGAGCGTCTAAGCCCTCAAGATAAGTCTTAAGCGCTTTCGCTCGTGACTCAGCCTCGGAATCTCTTACGGGTTTTACGCGTGTGCCGGATTGCCTCCCACCCTGCGTAACACCAACAATCGGAGCGGCGGCCGGCTCCTCTGGAGATCCAAAGCCTAAAAACTCTTTCACACTATCCCAAGCATTTCTAGCTTTGCCAACCAAACTTAAAAAGCCAACTTTCGCCTTCTCAACCATGATGTCTATGGCATCGCCAATATCACCTATGGTTTGAACACCCCGCTTTGCTTCGCCGGTAAATTTGTCAGTGTTTCGGGATAGTTGATCAATCTTAGAAATGTCTAGATTTGCAAACTGCTTGCCGAAAAGCTGAACTTGTAATCGCGCCCTTTCCGCGCCAGCGCTCATACCGGAAAGAACCGACGTTAGGTCTCTAAAAATATCAATCTCTGGCCTAAGCATTCCACCAGCGTCGGCTATGTTTACGCCTAACTCTTTGAACAAATCGGCCTGTTCTTTTTGACCGTCAGCGGCGGCACCCAAGGTTGTCGAGAACCGATCCCACATCTGCGCGGCGTTATCGGCTTCTTTTCCTGCCTGAACCATCGCGCCTTGGAGGGCTAAGACTTCCTCAATCGCTAAACCTGAGCCTTCAGCAAAATCATTAACCGCGTCTGCGGCTTTGAAAAATGAAGTGGCAAAAGCTCCCGCAGCGGCGGCGGCCAACAACATCGGCTGACGCAAAGCGCCCATCGCAGTGCCAAGAACGTCGACACTGACTTTCATTTCGCGGGTTTTGGCTTTAGCCCTGTCAATCTCTTGAACGAACTTTGCGCTCTCAAGACCTAGTGCGACTTGCAGGGCTGCGATTAGCTTACCGGCCATTGTTTCCCCCTAATATGTCTAAAAACTCTGACTTGAATCCTGGCAGACTTGTGAATGCTAGGAAGTCGCGCTCTTGTCTTGTCATGTGGTTTGGAGGGACAAAATATTCCTCCAAGTGCGGGAAAAACTCTCGACTTTTGATTGGGTTTTTAGACAACGCGTTATAAATAATCGCCATCAGATGCGAGATCAACATTAAGTTTTGTCTCGCGCCAATCATGCCATCGCGGTACATCAATTCTAACTCTCGCGTGGTCACTACATCAAGACTCTCTATCACTTCGGGAGACTGACCGTTAAAGATCATCGCCGCCCGAATCTGTCGATATAGTGACCGCTTTAGTTTTTTTCGACTTCCTTATAGTCGGGATTTACTGCCTTCTCAATTAGATCGGTAAGGTGTTTGATCTGAGCAGGAGAAAACGATTCGGAAATGTCTTCGTAGGAAAGTGCAAAGAGTTCTTGCCCTTCCTCGAAACCAACTAAGTTGATAAGCGCAATCTCGCGCATGATTTCTTGAGATTTGAACCGTGATGCCTCTTTCAGGCTTCGCCCCTCAACCACGATGTCATCGTCTTTACGTTCTACCTCTACAGTTTTATTAATCTTGTAAAGTTTCTCAAACGTATCGACTAGCTTTGTGTATTCCTGCTCTAGTAAAGCATCAGGAGGGTTTCTGATCTTGCCTTCAAGCTCAAGCATTTCTTTCCGAGTCGGAAGGTAGACTTTTAACGGATGCCCCGCAAAGTCTATATCTGCGTATTTCTGCCTTTGAAAAGCAGAACCAAACTTATCTTGTAATCTCATTTTCTAACCTTTGCTCGTTGTTTTGCCGCCCAAAGATCCATGTGAGCGCTCATCAGAGACGCTAACCGATCAAGAGCGGATGTTGCCATTGATTGAAAACTGTTTCGTATAAAAGGCTTCGCCGGCATTTCAGCCGTACCGAATTCTATTGCCTCTGCTGCCGGTCTGTACTCACCTTTTGCGTCCCTGTAACCAACACCAACATCGACAAACCCAAAAGCTACAGTATCGCGGCTGAGATACTTTTTAGACTTGTCTTTTCGCGTGGCTACTTTTGCGCCGTTGCGAACCTTAAGCTGGAGCTTTCCAGTATCGACAGGAACCCTTGCGCGGATCGCGGCTTTCACGGGTTCCATTGCAGACTTCAAGCCGGGAAGCAAAGATCGTCTCGCTTTGGTCGTGCCGAACTCTTGAGCTAATTCTAAAAGCGAATCCTCAAACTCTCGGAAACCCTTAACCTCAATCTTTCCCATTGGTCACGATCTTTTTGAAGATTAGATCGTT